ATTATTAGATACGAGGATTGTATCTTCGCCAATTATATCTATTGTTGCTACTGTATTCGAATCAAACGTATTGTCTAAGCGAACAAATCTTTGATTTGAATTATATGTAAGAGCAACACCATCAACAACAGAACCATCTTTAAATATATGGTCTGATATCTTACCTATTTGATTTTGAGAAATAGATTGTATTTCATTTAATTCTCTTGTCTGTACAGAAACAGATGGTTTAAATAAAACTTTATTATAGTTATTCTCATCATCAAAGTCATTATAATAAGGAGACTGAGAAAGATCTGTTGTTAATTTAGTTGTCATCTTGACCGTTAAGTATTAGTTTAAAACTTTCTAATGTATAAAGACTGCGATCAATTCCATTTTCATGTTTTACTGAATAAAGTATTGTTCCGGAACTAACTTCTACATCACTGTCTTGTATAATATTTATAGTAGAAGAAACGTTACTTTCATTTGTTATTGTTTCGCCATTTGAAAAAGTACCGACTGTATCATTTACAGCTATATGAGTAGAATTTGAGTAATATACATATGCAGTTGCATTCGACGTTCCACCGGTGATGTGATCATCGACAGAATATGTATTAGAAACGCCTAAAAGAATTCCATAGTTAGCTGTATTTTGTTGGCTGCTATCGGTATTTGCCCCGTAGACCAAATGTGTGGAATAGTAATCAAGATCATTTGGTAATAAATCTGATACTGTATTTGCAAATTCAACAACAATAACAGAAGTATTGCTATTCAATTCTTGAGAAACATTAACACCATGTCCTGATCTAGGAGCATTTTTTATATCAAAGGCTGTATTTGCCCCAGTATTATTTGCTGTTGTTATTGTTATTGATGGATTAATATAGCCTGAACCTGTATTTGCTACAACAATTTCATCAATTTCATTATTTGAATTAACTGTAGTATAACCCTCAAAACCAGTTCCTTCCCTATCAGAGATAGTTACTTTAGGGCCAATAATATATTCGCTATCTGTAGATACAGATACATTTGAAGAAAATTCAATGTATTTGCCAGTTGTGTTTGCGAAATGATTATCGATTGATCTTATAAGGCCTAATCCTGTTCCATTAGTCACATTAAATGAAGATCCATTATAATAATCAGCAGTATTTGAGGCGCTATCATCTAATTTTAAAATTCTATTACTTATAACTTGTTTAATCGTTCCAGTATTATATGCTAAAAAGTTTGAACCCCCATCAACAACATCTATATGATCAATAGATCCTGAAACAGTATTTGATACAACATTTGCATTATTTTTAACTGGAATATATTCATCAGTAGCAAATTTTAAAAGATCTGCGCTTGTAACAGTAAACATATATTTCCAGACATAACCATCAGATGTTTGGAAAGGTGTATTTGAAACTCCAGTTGGTTGAACTGTGCTTTCAACTCCATTATTATTTGAAATACATAAGTAAACTTGTCTTGACGAATTAATTACATGAAAATCATTATTATCTTTATTTTTATAATTATTATAAACTGTTCCAGAAGTCCAATTATTTCTTTTTACAACTGGGTAATAATCTTCTTCTTTGACTTTTTTACCAAAAATGAAATTTCTTTTTGTTAAATCATCTGACCTATTATTGGCAAAATCTTTATGATCACCGATAACAACGTGTAAATGTTCTAAACCAGTATTACTGGAGACAATCATATCAGTTAAAAGTTGTGGTATGTATTTCATTAAAATATTTATACTTCGGTAAATGACATGCTGGAAGAAATCTTATTTGTGGTTTCACTTTCGTTTTCACTTATATAATTACCAAACATTCTTGATCCTACGGGATGATGTATTTTCTTTAAAATATTCTCGTATTTGTTAAATGGTATAGTTGATCGAATATCATATGAGAAATCTTGATAATAATTACTATCGATTAAAAATTTATTATCACTCAGAAAACCATTTCTATCCTTATAATATCCTGCAGTATGACCGATAGGGGCTAAAACGAGATTTCCCACTACAGATTTAATTCCGTCAGTAAGGTTGATAGGATCCCCGTTATTATATCCGAGTAAACTATCCTGAACTGATATCTCAGTTGCTCTATTTGATCCAAATGAAGGGTTTGCGATCCCGAGAGCATTATTTCCTAGAATTGTATCATCGTCCTCATCAACAAAACCAAGTGTTGAAACAACTGTATCAACAAATTCTATATCGGCAATATTTTCATATCCGGTTCCATCATTTAATGTATTAATCGATGAAATAAATCCAACATCATAATCAGAATAACTTAATGTATCCTCAAGTATGGTTGTTGAATCAGTGGTAATATTTGCATTCATTCCATAATCAGCTGCATTTAAATTAGTGTTTGCATAAGGAGCAATTAATATAGGTGATAATGATAATGTACCGGTTGGTGTAATAACTGGTACGAATTCAGCATCAGAACCAGGATGACCTACATCTCTTTTTACAAGTGCTGTTTCAGTAAATTCTGTCGTATAACCAGAACCTTGATTTACTATACTCGGCGATAGAACACCAGCAACAGTATTTGGATCTACATTTGTAATGGTAAATCTCAATCTTTCATCATCTTCATCCCATACAACATCACCTTTAGAAAAACCATTGTTTGAAAAGGTAACTCCTACTTTACTTACAGACCCAAGTATCTTAGGAGAATTTTTTAATTCTGAATAATCTGAATAAATTCTTTCATAAAGAGTAAATGTGCCTGATATATTTGAAAGATAAAGAACAAAATTTTTTCTTCCATTATAAATGATTTGAGAATAGGCCTGAACATAAGCTGTTGCACCAGATATTTCACCGTTTATAACTTTGCCTTCCAGGGATGAATTTATTTCTTTATTTTCAATTTCAAAGTACTGATCAATTGTCCAATCGCCAGAGGAAGTCGTAAAAATATCATCCCTGGGAAGATAGAGTTTTGGCTTTTCATTATAAAGAAGCTGAAAAAGTACTTTTAACCCATCAATGGATCCTTTAGATCTATAGATGTCTAGAATATGTTTTTGTAGAAGTCTTTGATTTCCCAATATCTCATTTGGTACATTAACCATATATTGTTTTCTAAAAAATTCTAAAAAACCGTCTGGCGTTTTATCGATATCTAATACATCCAAGAAACCTATTTCAGATGTATTGAGATTTTCCTCTTTCATCCATTTGTAATAGACTTCCACAAATGCAATAAAAGAAGGACCAAATTCTGAATAGAATTCTGGAAATTGTGTTTCTACTTGTGTATGAACGTCAGTTAAATTTAACAATTTTCGTATGTAAATGTAAATTGAGATGAATCGAGTATAATAAACTTATTGTTTGTTACACAAATATTCCTAGATGATGGATATGAATAAAGGTTTATGTGAGAACCATTAAAAGATTGGACTGGGAGAGTAAAGGAAACTGATCCTTTATCATAATCAATAGTTCCAATTGATTTTAATATAACTTCTTCACCATTTGAAATATAGGAAATATTTAATTGACCTAATCCATTATCTTTAATTCTAACGGAATAAATTATATCATCATCGTCTCTATAAGAGAAATAATCTGAAACGAAAGTACCTTTTTGAAGGTTTTTTACAAATGATAAAGACCATGTTGTATTTTGATTTAATACAGGAATAATTCTTTTAATGAGAGTTGCTCGTGTATCATTTGATTGAATTGCTTTATCAACAGAGTTTATGTCTTCTTCAATTCTAGATAAATAAACTTCTTGATTAAATTGATTGTTTGTAATTGTATTATATTCAACAAGTTTATTTGTGATAAGTGAAGATAATTCATTTGCCGAATTTTGAGTAGCAGAAGAATCATAAAGAATATTTGTATTAAATCCTACATAATAATAATCCAATGGAGATACTCGGGTTTTAACCATGAAATTTTTATTTCTAATTGTTTCTTTAATATCATCAATTAGAGTATTGGGTAAAAATTCTGAACCCTGGACCTTTACCGATAAAATTACAGTGTTAAAAACATTAATTTCTTCTCCATCAAAAACATTAATAGCCTCAATTTCAGGAAACTTCGCTAGGAGAAGTGCAGAATAATCGTTTTTAGCTATCGCTCTATCTTGTGCAGAAAAATATCTTGGTGCGATATATTTAATTCTGTTATTTGATTCTCTATCGGAACCACCATAAGATCTAGTTTGCGTAGACACCGTTATATTGGAATAGCCCTGAATTGCGGAGCCTTTAGTAAATCCAGTTAAATTATTTGCATTTGTACCAATTGTATCTCTATATGTAACTTTAACTGTTTGATTATTTGAGAGAGCTTTACCAAATATACCATCACCAAATACTAATTGATATTGATTTTCTCCGAAAGCTTGAATAAAATATATTTCTGAACTACCATCAATATTAAAAATATTATCTATTTTTTTATATTTTGTTTCGATTTCATTTTCTACAATATATACTTCAATTGAATTAATATCTATATTTTCTGATTGAAGAACAAAATCACTCGTATATGTCGTAATTCTATTTGATGTTGAAGAAACAATATCAAAAAATTCAGTAACCAAAAGACCTTCATGAACAGTTATATTATTGGCTACATAATTTCCATTATTATTTTTAATCACATAAGATTGATCCGTCAGAAAATCATATGTAGTACCATTAAAAGAACTTTTAAAGGCATAATTTTTAGGAATTG